GATAATGGAATATACACAAACAACAACATACAAAGATATTGAAGTAACTTACACAGTAGTGAAACCTAAAAAAAATGGACTTAACTGATTTGAAAATATACGGAATTAATTTAACAGCATTGAGCATTTCAATGACCGACATAGATGTTTTTTTAAAAATAATTTTATTAAGTGTATCAATTGGTTATACTGTTCACAAATGGTATATGCTAAATGGAAAGAATAAGTAAACATATATCTTATAAAGAAGGGGTGTTTTCAAATACAGCCACTCGTCTTAATATTGACAATACCCCTGGTCAATTAGAGTTTTCTAACATGGGGGTAATTGCAGACAATATATTTGAGCCTCTTCGTAAATGGGTAAACGCCCCAATCAAAATTACTTCTTTTTACAGGTCTCCAAATTTAAATAAAGCTTTGGGCGGGAGTTATCGATCACAACATTGCGAAGGAAGAGCGATGGATATCGATGATGTCTTTGGCAGAACTACTAATGCTTTGATGTTTGAATACATTAAAAACAATTTAGATTTTGACCAGTTAATATGGGAGTTTGGAAACGACACGAATCCCGATTGGATACATGTAAGTTTCTGCTCTCCTGCTGAAAATCGAAGTCGTTGTTTAAGGGCTTTTAAGTTACACGGTAAAACTCACTATAAAGAAATATGAAAAAGCCTAAAAAAAAGTTTGGACAAACAACAGTAGGCAAACTACTTAAAGGTGCGGTTGGATTAATCAACCCAACCCTTGGTAACCTTATACAAGGAGAAATGTCTGTAGAGCAAGTATTCAGTTCAATACAAAAAGCCGAAGTTCCCTTACAAGACAAAATAAGGGCACAAGAAATGATACTTGAAGCTTACGAAGCTGAGGTGGCTGATAGAGCTAGTGCTAGACAAAGAGAAATGGCAGCGGTAGCATCTGGGTCTAATGATCTTCTTTTTAAAACTGTAGGCTGGGGAATAACCCTGTGTTTTGTTTCTGTGATAGCAGGAGCAATAGGTCTGTGGCAAATTCCTGAAGAATCTCAAAGATTATTTGACATGGGCTTTGGTGCTGTAGTAGCAGCTTTTACACAGGTCATTGGATATTATTTTGGCAGCTCAATGGGGAGTAAACAGAAAACAAACTTAATGAACGAGCACAATGGCTAAACAAGCTCTTTTTGTGTTTAGAGAAAACAAAAAAATTAAAAGGCCAGGCGTTCATGCTAAGACAAAGCACTCAGGTTTAAAATCCTCTAAAAATTATCGCAAACTTTATCGAGGTCAAGGGCGTTAAATTATTTGTATCTTTATATAAATAAAATTTAATAAAATGGATATTAGAAAAATATCAATTGGACCTGACTATAAATCAAGCGCAATGCACTACCTTGTTGGTCAAGAGGTGCTAGGAGGCAAATATTTTATTCATCTTATACAAAGCGACAGCGCTTTTAATACTTATAAAGTTTGGATTCAAAGAGAAGACGAGGTTTTATTATGGAAAGAATTTAGCCCTAACATGCCTGTGTCTATTGAATATAATATTAATTTTTAATGAGAGCGCCTTATAATTTTATTGTTGAACCTTTAAAGGGTAAAAGGTATGATAATACTAAAAAAGTAGAAGGCATAGATCTTGTTACAAGCACATCTGAAGAAAATCATTTTGCAGCAAATCGCTACGCAAAAGTTATAGCGACTCCTATTTATTATAACGGCAATATACAAAAAGGAGACACTCTTTTAGTTCACCACAATGTTTTTAAATATTATAACGACATGAGGGGGAGACAAAAAAGCGGCAGAAGTTATTTTAAAGACAACTTGTTTTTTATTGAAAACGATCAGTTTTATATGTACAAGCAAAAAGGAGAATGGTTTTGTCATGACAGATATTGTTTTGTAAAGCCCGTTGAAAAGCAAGAATCATATCTTGTTAAAAACCATAAAGAAGAACCCTTAGTTGGAACGATGAAATATTTAAATGATTACTTGTTAAAACAAAAAGTAAATAAAGGAGATAAAATAATCTTCCAACCAGAAAGCGAATATGAGTTTGTGGTAGATGGAGAAAAATTGTATCGTATGTACGATCATCAAATAACAGTGGTTTTATGAATATTTTAGTCTTAGACCATTTATTAGTAAATCCAGATAAATACGTTGAAAAAGTATTAGAAGGAGAGTTTGTAGATGTAGAAGACGGCGATTATACTTTTAAAGGAATACAAGTAAGGGATAATGACGAGCTAGCAATTATAGTAAAATCAATATATCCAGAGTACAGAATAGTTTATAATTTTATTAGACAATCTCCTGAGTTTCAGAAAGAACCTAATTTTAAACACACAGATGAAATGATGGGAGATAAAACTGTTTTGCTTTATTTAAACAAAAAACATCCCAAAGAAGCTGGAACAACATTATATGAAGAAGGAGATCCCGCTTGCACTATATATTATAAGTACAACCGAATGGTGGTTTTTGATTCTGAAATCTGTCATTCTAGGAACTTAAAAGATAATTTTGGTTCAGGCAATAACTCAAGATTAGTTCAAGTAATATTTATAAGAAAATGAAAAATATTATTAAATGCAGTCAATGTAGTGAAGAGTTTCCAGGGGGAGTAGAATATAGGGAGCATTGGGAAAAAGTTCATTTTTATCCTTATATTAAAAAAAATGGATTTGATTCTAAAAAAGCATTAGCTCAAAGTGAATCAATCAAAATATATAAAAATGAAATCTGAAGAGTTAAAAGTTAAAATAATTGAAGCTGGAAGAAAAGCCGTTGAGCAGCTTATTAAAGTAGCAAGAGAAGACATTATAAAACCTGACCCCGAAGACGAGCTTGCGGCGGATCGTTTAAAAAATGCAGCGGCTACAAAAAAATTAGCTATATTCGATGCTTTTGATATATTAAGCAAAATAGATCAAGAACAAGAAAATATAGCTAGCATTAATACTAAAGATAAAACATTAACAAAACAAGGATTTGCAGAAAGAAGGGTCTAAATAATTTATATCAAAAACTAGAGGATTATATTCCAAGGACTGTGTTGGACTAAAAAAAACAAAGACGCGCACTTGGCTTTACGGATATAACGAAAAGTACGATGTAGTGGTTATAAGTAAAAGTGGAGAAATAAAAGATGTTATAAATATAAACGGCTNCATGTATAGCACTGCCTAAGCCTCCAAAGCAAATAATTAAAAATTCACCAAAAGCTCACAACCAATATTGGGAAAGAAAAGAATTACCCAAAGAACTTTTTCGTATACAATCTATTTTTCAATGGAATGAAATGCCCACTGCTTTTAAATCTAAATGGGTAGATTATATAGAAACAGAGTTTGATAAAAGAGAATTAGGCCATTGGTTTTATAACAACGGCACGCCCACTTATATATCTGGATCACACTATATGTATCTTCAATGGACTAATATTGATATTGGGTTTCCAGATTTTAGAGAAGCCAATAGGATTTTCTTTTTATATTGGGAGGCTTGCAAGGCAGACAACAGATGTTTTGGATTAGATTATCTTAAGATAAGACGATCTGGGTTTTCTTTTATGGGTTCTTCAGAATGTGTTAATAAAGGTACATTAGCAAAAGATTCAAGGGTAGGTATTTTATCTAAAACTGGTTCAGATGCAAAAAAAATGTTTACCGACAAAGTNGTTCCNATAGCTAATNGGCTNCCTTTCTTTTTTAAACCCATACAAGACGGAATGGATAAACCTAAAACAGAATTAGCTTTTAGAATTCCAGCCTCAAAGATTACTAAAAAAAACATGTACGACACAGTAGATGAAGAGCTTTTTGGTCTAGACACTACAATCGATTGGAAAAACACCGACGACAACTCTTATGACGGAGAAAAACTTTTACTTTTAGTTCATGATGAAAGCGGTAAATGGATAAAACCAAATAATATTTTAAACAACTGGAGGGTTACTAAAACCTGTCTAAGACTAGGAAGTAAAATTATTGGCAAATGTATGATGGGGTCTACGTCTAACGCTTTGAACAAAGGGGGTGATAATTTTAAAAAATTATATGATGACTCTAATGTTGCACAACGTAATTCCAACGGGCAAACTAAAAGTGGATTATATAGTTTATTTATACCTATGGAGTGGAATATGGAAGGGTTTATTGACATTTACGGCATGCCGGTTTTTTATAAACCCGCTAAACCGATAAAAGGTGTCGATGGGGAGTGGATAAAAAATGGAGCAATAGACTATTGG